GCGGTCGCGACGTACCACGTCGAGCGGTCGGCCACCGACAGTACCCATATCGACGAAGCGGAGGTAGTCGCGGAAACCGAGGCTGATTGCTTCGTGGCCAGGGGTGGCATCGATGCGCGAGGTGAACGAGCGGACACCTTTGCCGGTGGCATACCATCCGCCATGGTCTTTGCGGTACTCGTTGACCTTACGGAAGCCAGGGTAGATTTCCGTTGGAAAGACGTGCTGTGTCTGCATGTTCGCCTGGAGTGCTTGCACGGCATCCATGGCAAAGCGGCGCAGAACCACGTTCGGGCGACGCATTGGTTTTTCAAGTTGTGCTGCCATATAATGCTTATTTTGTTACAAAGATACTAAGAAGCGGCAGCGAGGACGGGACAAAGAGACTTTGGAGGGACGGCGATAAAATCACCTTACAACAGACGGAACAAAAAAAAACCGCTGGCAGAACCAGCGGGAACACTAAAATAAGTATTCGATAAGGAGGACGGTTTTGGGGTAGTGAGCGAGAGAGAGGATGTCTTCAGGAAGCTGCATGGCATCGTAGCGGGTATTTAGGGTGCAAGCGACACCTCCTGATGCTACGTTGACGGGGACTATTTGCCCCCCCCTAAACAGCCTTGGAGGTGCGGAGGTAGTTTGGGAGAGCGGGAGAGCTGTCATGCTATGACAGCATACGGAACGACTTTTCTTATAGGTCATATTCAATAAATACACATTGGGATGTTTCGCCGGCCATTAGAGCAGAAGCGACACGGCCATCCTCCTTAACACGGGCACGGCGGAGTTTGGAGGTAGGGTAAGCCATATCGAAGACCCCATTGGGGAGGCATTCGATATAGCCGCTTTCGGTGGCCTGGCGGACTTGGAGCACGATTTGCCCCCCCTATTGGCGATGGTGAGGAACGGGCGGCGCAGCTCATAGTGATGGACGTTAGAACTCATATTCAATCAAGACATAAGGAGTGGTGTTATACATGCCTGTATCGGAATCTTTGCCAATACCCCCCCCTGAAAACGAGGTAATGGTGTTGCAGATCTGCTTCAAGTTGTAACGGAGAACCAGACCTTTCGTATCACGAATCCAGCCGATGAAGTTATAGGTTTTCATATTCTATCAAGAGGCAATGAGGACATTTATAATCAGTAGCACGAAGTGCCGGAGAAACAGAAAGCCATTTGCCCCCCCTGACTTCCATTCCAAGGCATGAGATAATGGATGAACACCTATCTTATAAATCATATTCTATCAGGATATACCCCCCCCCATTTGCGGCCAACACCGTTTGGACGATGCCGGCAGTACCATGAACATTACCATCGAAACCATTACGGAATGTGTCGTAATAAAGGTTTCCTAAACGAAGAATGCTGTTATAAATCATATTCGATAATTACATTATTGACGTGAGCGGTGATGATTGTAGCAGAGGGGTTACGGAAATAATTGCAAACGAGTTCGGGTACCCCCCCATCTTAGCATCCTTACGGTAGAAACGGAGGTCGCCATTCGGGAGCCAGTGAGCAGCGATGATATCACGGCGGGAAAGACCCAGCCGAGAACGGCTGGGAGTGGTGGCGGAGAAACCAGCGGGGGAACCGCTGGACGCTGTGGAATTGGGGGCTGCGATAGTATCGCAGCATACGGGACAATCTACAATTCTCTTTCTATCCATACGAGGTTATCTTTTTGCACGGAGGTGATGGTGTTTGTGACTTGGGCGGAGCCGAGTTCGATAACTTGGTGAAAGTTGCGGTCAGCATGAGCACCACGGAATGAGAGGCAGTCGAGGTCACGATTAACCTGCGAACATATACGGACAGAAGCGGCACGGCTGTCTGGGTCTCGGTCGTAGAGGTAGGTCATGGTTTGCCCCCCCTACCTCGGCTTGCTGAGATACGGACTTTGGCCATATCTGCGGACGGTTCAGTATCTTTAATCAAGAGCATATTCAACTAATAAGAGGTTATCTTTCTGAATGCCAGTGATAGTGTTAGAGCAGCCATCGGTTGCAGGGAGCAAAAAGCGGTCGGAGAAGCGGCAATGCCCCCCCTATCTCCGTAGATGCGGCGCACGGCTTTTGCGTGAGTGGTGCGGACAGCACGGAGGATAGAAGCCCCACCGAAAACGGCGGGGAGTGACGACTTAGACCCGCTGGGAGAACCAGCGGGCACACTAACCTTGGGCACGGATGGCTGCGATTTCTTCATCAGAGAGTTTGTGATCGGTGACGGTGTAGCAAATCTTAGCGGCAGCATCCGTCTCGTTTTTGGAGAGGAACTTTATCACGCTATCCGGCTTCAGGAAGAACTTTTCGCTAACCTCCTCTTCAAGAATGTCAGCAATGCAGGTGGTGAGTTCAAAGGGACGCGGGAACTCATACTGCGTATCGCCGAGGATATCCTGACGGATGGAGATCATATAAACCCGTTCGCGGTTCTGAGCTACGCCATAGTGTTTGCTGTTCAGGATGCCAAACTTCGTTTTCTTCTCACGTTTCTCTTTGCCCCAGGGGTAAGGGAATGACGGTGCGAGGAAGTTGACATAGCCATGCTTCTCCAGTAGGGCGCACCATTCTTTGAAGTCGGGCATGTTGACGCTGTTAATGAGGGCAGAGACATTTTCCTGAAGGAGGATTTTCGGGCGCATCTGTTCAACAGCCTTTTCAGTGTACCAAAGGACTGCAGAGCGGGTGTCAGAGCCTTTTTTGATGCCCGCACGTTTTCCTGCCTGACTGATGGACTGACATGGCGTGGAGTAAGTCAAGAAATCAATGTCAGCATCCGAGAGGTCGCTCCAGTCACATTTGGTCATGTCGCCCCTATTGAGGGAGGCATACTGCGGGAAGAGCAAGTTATGAGCAATCACGGCAGGCTGTTCATTGATTGGCCGTTTGCTTTCGGGGTCAAACTCAGCCCATGCCACGAGTTCATAGGCGAAATCAGGATAACGCTCACGGAGCATGTCAAAGGCTATGCACTGGGAGTCATAGCCAGAACAAAGCGTAACCACCTTCAGAGGCTGTTCGCGGAAATTGCGAGACATCTGGAAAGTGGGTAGCGCAAACATATCCTGCACTTCACCATGTATGCGGCGGTCGGTGGGGAATAAAAAAGCCTCGTAGATATACATGAGGACATCGCAGACGATTGAATTGCCAGCGAGTTTGTAGTGGTTGGAGTTGGAGATTATCTGCACGGGACCAAAACGCTCTTCGGTTTTGGCAGCCTTGATTTTTTCGTAAGCAAGGGTATAGTTCTGACGGAGGAGTTCTATTTCCTCGGCATCATCATCCTCTTCATCCCCAGCGACGGAATCGCTGGGCACAGTATCTGGAGCATCTGCAGGTGCTTCGTTTTCTTCATCTGAGGGAGGTGTTTCGAGGCTTTCCAAAGAATCGCGGAAGGCTTCTTCAACTTCTTTCATTGTTGCCGAGGGTTCCAAACCGAACACGCTTAACTCATTATCGACATCAACGAAAGCGGTGTATGGCTTTTGTTCAATAGCCATCAACTGAGAAATCTGGCGTTCAGGAACGCCCATTAGCCTATAGCATTCGGGGGGGGGTAAGTTTTCGGATGTCGAAGTACCTCACGGGGTGCTTCGGGTCCTTTTTGCCCTGAAGGTCAGGGTGGTTGTCGGGATAAATTTTTGCAATCATACGCTCTTTATGTTTAATATCAAATCTTTCTTCACAAATAAAATAATGATTACGGGCAGAGATACCCGCCAGAATCGTTACAGCGATGCCATGATGCGACCGCTGATTATAGGTGTCGAGCATTTCGCCGTGAAAGTTCGGTCGCCATTGCCCCCCCTAATCATGGCATTCAGCCGAGAATTAAAATGGTTCATAAGTCATATTCTATTAAAACGACAGTCGTTGGGAAGTGTGCAAGCGTCAGGATATTCGTAGGTCCGACAGCATCGTAACGAGTGGTCAGGGTAGCAGCGCAGCCGTCTGCTGTGACATTGACAGGAGCGATTTGCCCCCCCCTGGTAGTGCGGAATGCACCGATGTTTGTTATCTTACAGATCATATTCAACGACTATTTTAGGAAGCCCAAAATCTGTTGTACCCAAACAAGGACAGTAATTGCCCCCCCTCGGAGATCGACTACGGCTGCATGGGGCTGCAGTGAGCCGAGGACTAAGATGGCGCTCCCAGCCGAAAACGGCTGGGAGTAGTGGTTGTTATGGGCTGCGATGGTATCGCAGCATACGGGACACTTTTCATAGGTCATACTCTATAAGAATTTTGGGTTTGTCTGTATCGTGGCCATTGCCCCCCTGCGAGACAGAGGGCGATACCTTTTGGGGACACCACTATGCCGTTTTGGGAAGGGCTATAACGACCGAGGATGATAGGACGTGTGACCATATTACAAGAGTAGGATGATGACGATAATCAACAGCACAGCAAAGGTGTGAGAACGGCGGGGACGGATGTCACCACGGATGTAGGACTTGGTGGAAGTTCTGGATGGTGACGGGAGTGGGCGCTTGATATCGTAGGGATCGATGCGTTCGAGTCGTCGGGGGTCGTGGTTCTTTTTCTTCTGATGCTTCATTCGTGATTGGACTGAGTGGCGGACCATTTGAGGTTAGAGAAATGATTATTGGTGCGGTTGCCATCGATGTGGATGACGTGGGGAAGGTTGTCGGGGTTAGGGACAAAGGCTTCTGCCACGAGGCGATGCACCTTGAAGTTCTTACCAGCGAGACGGACACGGCGATAGCCTTTGCCGTTGAAAGATGCTATCTCCTTACAGAGAGCGCCAGGACTCGATGGAGAACCATCGAGCACAGCGGCTGTAGGAGCTGAGAGGACACGGCCATCTTTCGCAATGAAATAGGACGTGCGGCCATGTTGGAAGAAGCAGGCCACCTCTATACGGTTGGTAACACCAGGACAGTTGGTGGCACAGCCCTCATCAGCAACAAGTGACTTTGCGATAAAATCACAGTTATACATCTTATCCATTACTTTGTGCCGGTATGTCCGTAGCCGCCATTGCCACGTTCGGTGTCATCGAGGGCGGTGACGGGGTTCCACTCTGCCTGTTCGTAGGATGCGATAACCAGTTGGGCGATGCGTTCGCCATCGGTGATCTCGAAGGGGATGTTGCTGAGATTGATGAGCAGCACACCTATTTCACCACGATAGTCGGCATCGATCGTGCCTGGTGCGTTGAGCACGGTGATACCATGTTTGAGAGCGAGGCCGGAGCGTGGGCGCACCTGAGCCTCGTAGCCTGCTGGGAGTGCGATATGTAAGCCTGTGGGGACTAATACGCGTTCCATGGGTTGTAGGACGATAGGCTCTGTGATGTTCGCACGGAGATCCATGCCGGCAGACTGAGCTGTGGCATATTCGGGAAGTGGGTGGTGGGAGTTGTTGATGATATCTATTTTCATAATTTTTGCGGTTAGGACCCAACGGGGAAACCGCTGGGCACGGTGGTTATTCCAGGGACATTGGCATACAGAGTTCGAGGAGGACGGAGTTGTCGGCATCCTCTTTGAGGAGGAGTGGGCGGTTAGGTGCTGACAGTTCGACGCGCACGTTATCGGTGCTGATGTTGCCGAGTAGGTTCATCAGTTGCGAAGCCTTGATGCCTATGGCGAAGTTATCAGGTAGTGTCAGCGGGTTCTCCACCTCGGCGAGTGTCAGGTTCTCGGAAGCGGACTTCGAGAAGTCGATGTCGGCAGCAGAGAGGTTGACAAACATGCCATCCTTAGAGAACTTCACCATGTTAGATGCGTCGGAAGCCATGAGTTGCACACGTTTGAGGGCACCCATGAATGAGGCCACCGGCAGGACGGCATGGTAGGGGTTTTCCTTGGGGATGACTGAGTTGTAATTAGGATAGCGCTGTTCGATGTCGCGGATGGTGAATGATATATCGCCGGCACGTAGGCATACATGCTTACAGTCGAACAGCACTTCAATCTCCTCTACGCCGAGGAATGGAGTCTGCAGAGAGCCGACGATAGTGTTTGGAATAAGGATGACCGCCTTTTCGCCCGTGAGGAACGGTACACCATGGAAGTATTCATACTTATAGAGCGAGTGTCCGTCAGATCCGACGAATACCACCTTATCGTCGAGCACGTCGAGTGCCACAGCAGCCATCTGAGGACGCAGTGTGTCATTGAACGAAGTACATCCGCTTGCAGCCTTGACTGCAGGGAAAAAAATGTTAGCAGGTACGACAAACGATGTTGTTGGGTCGGTGACATCCGCCACCTTGGGGAACTCGGCAGACCCCTCGATAGGTACAGACACCTGTCCGCTCTGATAGATGACTGTGGCGAGGTGGCGCTCCAGGTCGATGTCGAACGTCACGGGCTGTTCAGGCAGAGAGCCGAGCAGTGGGATGATGTCGGCAGCAGGCAGGCAGAACGGATGGAACGTATCGCCGGACTCCATGAGGATGCCCACCGGCATGGTGAGGGCGTTTTCCTGTGAGGAGCCAGTGATGAAGAACTTATCACCCACCTGCGTAAAGAGGTGGTTGGTGAGGATGGGAAGGCTACATTTGCGCTGGATGACTGAGCCGGTAGCCTTCAGGATGCGGAGCAGTTCGCGGGATGATACGTTGAATTTCATAATCTTTTTTATTAGGGCAGCGATGGAATCGCTGCATACAAGAAACGGGACATTGGGGACCCCGCCGAGAACGGCGAGGAGGGGTGGCTATAACCCAGCGGGGGAACCGCTGGGCGTTGGTTTTAGAAGGGGAGGTCTTCATCGGTGGCAGCGCCAGAGAACGGGTCGTAGTCGGACGATGCCGGAGCCGAGTAGCCTGCTACTCCCTGCGAAACAGGTGCGGAGCTGTTGCGTGGCTGTTGGCTGTTCTGGTCTTCGACGAGATAAGAGTCGCCCATCTGGTAAGGCATAAGCATCGAGATAGCACGGGAGAGGTCGGTACCCTGTGTATCGGACTGGTCTTTCCATTCAGGATGTTCACTGATGACACGCGCTTTGAGTGCGGAGCGGATCTTGGTGCGCTTCTCTTCGGGGAGCGTGTAAGCCACCTGATAGGCAGGTACATTGTAGAGCGTGATATTTTCGCCTTTGCGCATGAGTGACTGTTTCACTGCATCGATGTACTTACCATTGCACGAGCGCTGGATGAAGTTGAGGAAAGCACGGATGCCAGAAGCATTGCGCTTTCCCTCGTCGCGGTTGTCCTGCTGCACCTCTATGCCGTTGATGCCGGCAGGTATGAAGATGCCAGGGATGGGTTTGCCACCCTCGGTGAGTGTGAGGTTTAGAAACCTGGCACCGATGAAGGTGCCGATGTCAACTGAAAATCTGTAACGAGCCATAATTTCACTTTTAAGTTAATATTGAATTAAAATGGTAAATCCTCTTCGGGTTGCTGGGTGCTGGCAGCAGAACTGCCAGCCACAGTGGTAGCGGTGGCGGAGGAGGAGGTGCGCTTACGCTGACGGCCATCGAGGTAAGAGCGCCAGCGCTGCTGTTCCTCTTCGGTGAGTGCAACCACGTTGCCGTTGTCGTCGGTGATTGGTGCTGGATCGGGCTTAGACAAGAATGCCTCGTAGTCCTTCATCAGTTCATCGTTGTTGGCGGGGGTAGTATCTTTG